GGGGCCGTGTGCACTCTATGAGTGCACGCCTATTATTACATTGTAATAATAGTAGAGTGGTTCTTCTTCCAGGTGCTTGATAACACCTGATAAGTCGTAGACCTATAAATCTCACGCATCCTCATTACTCATTGTAGTAGGTTTGGGGTACATTAATTTATGTAACTCAATGATCATATGATCTCTAGATTTTAATCCAGTAGATCTATTATCCCTATCTCACATTGATAACTTCTTTCCTTTAATTAACACATCCCTAATTAGGGATACGTCTGTTAAAAGATCGATAGCATCTTTATGAGAAGATTGTTGATCAATTCTTCTTGAAATATCAAGAATACATTGATCTAAATCTTTTACAATGATGTGTAAAGGATGACTAGCAGATTCTAGGCCAAATCCACTTGTGGTTTTCAAATTACCACCCCCAAGTTCAGATTTTAGTTTCATCAAAGAACTAAAACTCTGAGCTACTGATTCGCCAACTAACTCAAGCTTATGCATGAGTAAGCCTAGATGTGCACCGGGTGATTGTTTCCAATCATTCGGGTAAACGACTAGTTTGTCATCGGCAAGAGGTTCTAACGGTGTTAATTCATCGTTAATCTCTTTAAATGATATAATCAGGAGAACCTTTTCTCTGTCTTTCTTAAACAAAAGGCGGAGGAAAGTGTCTAAAATTTGAGACACTTCCATTTGGTCGTCCTCATTTAGTATGATGCTTGTACCTACCGTATCTCTAAGTCATTTAATCAAATCAATGGTTTTTCATCATTGATGTTGACAAAAGATCTCTTCGAAAGCAATAGGACTAAAAGGAGTGTATTCTACACCATCAAAGAAGATATACTTTGCAAATTCTGCAGAGTGTCCTACTAACTGATTTTCAGGTACGTAGGATTTGTTTTCTGAGATGTTCATTCCCAATTTGAGAATGATATCCTTATATTCTAACGCCATCGTCTTGTTGTAGATGACAATGTCATCACCCAAGATATACCATGGTCTGTTTTCAATAGAGTGTTTAATTCTAATGTACTCACAAATCATGTGATGTGTCAGTGCCATTGCTGGTCAACTACAATAAGATCCCATAGGTTGTCCTACTTCATAGTAGGTTAATCTATTTAGATCAGATACATATGGTTTTACCTTCATCAGGTCTAATCATGTGTACATGATTCTATCTAGGGAATCTTTTGTTAAACCAGTAT